TAAAGGAAATGAAAGAAGCTGAAGAAAAAGAAAAGAAATATCGGAAAGGTGGTGTGGTGTATGCTAATTGCGGTGCTTCAGTAAAGCCAGCGCAAAAAGCTAAGAAATAAGCCTATTATAGGCATTCCTTAAGGAGATAGAGATGGCTGTTGGCGAAAAGAAAACTGATGCTCAAAAAGTTGCTGATCTTAGAAAAGCTGCTGAAGATAAAACTCTTCCTCAAGCTGTTAGAAACACTTATCTGGACAGAGCGAATGAAATTGAACGCGCTGGCTATGAGAAGATGAAAATGAAAGAAGGCTTGAATATGGCTAAAGGTGGAAAAGTTCCATCAAAAGCAAAAGCAAAGCCAGCAATGGCTGTTATGATTGGGCTTTCCCCAACAAAGAAAATGGCTAAAGGCGGCGATATGAAAATGGGATATGCAAGTGGCGGCATGGCTATGGTTAAAAAAGACGGGAAAATGGTTCCTAGTTTTGCCGCTGATGGTGTAGGCAAAATGGCTAAAGGTGGAAAAGTACCAGCAGCCATTAGCGAATATGGTGGCAAAGAGAAATATGCTTCAAAATCTGCTATGATGAAGCATGAAAAGAAAGAGTCGCCAAAAATGGAAAAGAAAGAAAAGGAAATGGCTAAAGGCGGTACAGTTAAATGTGCTGTTGGTGGCGCTATAAAGAAGAAGCCAATGAAAGGTGTTATTAATAAGTTTGTTAAATAATGGCTACTAAAAAACCATCTCCTAAAATTGCCAAAGTAATGGGTGAGTTTAAAGAAGGCAAATTGCATAGCGGAAAGTCTAAGCAAATTGTCAAAAATCCAAAACAAGCCATTGCCATTGCTTTAAGCGAAGCTGCACAAGCTAAAAAGAAGAAATGATTACTGTATATCCTGAGTTAGGTGGTAGTAGCACCACTGCTGTAAATGTTCAGCTTCCTTCCACTAGCAGCGATGCTTTTGGAAGGTTGCGTGTTAGCGAACCACTGACGTTGTTTGATTCTTCTCATAGATATACAGACAATGGTTTATGGAGTTCAGCTACTACAGGAACAGCAAGTGCTACATTTGTTGCTAACGAAGGGCTTGTAAATCTTTCTGTTGGGACAGCTAGTGGTGATCAATTATTAAGAGAAACAAATAAAGTTTTTCCGTATCAGCCCGGAAAGAGTCTTCTCATTATGTCCACTTTTATTATGGCAGCAGCCAAGACAAATTTGAGACAAAGGGTTGGTTATTTTGGAAATGACAATGGGTTTTATATTGAAAAAGACGGTCTTTCTGTTTATCTAGTAAAAAGAAGTTCGGTCACTGGTTCAGCAACAAATACTAGGGTGGCACAAGCCGATTGGAACCAAGACAAACTTGATGGAACAGGCCCATCAAAACTAACGCTAAACTTAGACAATGCCCAAATCTTATACATAGATATGGAGTGGTTGGGTTTAGGTACAGTTAGAATGGGTTTTGTTATTAATGGTGTTTTTGTTCCTGCTCATAGTTTTCATCATTCTAATTTAATTACAACAACGTACATCACTACAGCTTCTCTTCCTTTACGTTACGAGATAACTAACACTGGCGCTACTGCTAGTACCAGTGTGTTAAAACAAGTTTGTTCCACTGTTATTTCAGAAGGTGGTTATGAACTTAGAGGACTTCAACAAGCTGTTGGTACACCAATTACTGCTAGTAGGAGTACATTGGCAAGCGGTGCTTTTTTACCAGTAGTTAGTCTTCGTCTTAAATCTGCTAGACTTGATGGTATTGTTATTCTTACTGCCATTAGTCTATTAGGAGACGGTAATAATAGTAATTATAATTGGCAAGTACAAGCAAATTTAACTACTACTGGTGGTACATGGATTAGTGCTGGTGCTAATAGTAGTGTTGAATATAATTTAACAGGAACTGCCATTACTGCTGGTAGAGTTTTGGCTAGTGGATATTTTTCTAGTAGTAATCAATCAAGCCAGTCTATAGACATTCTTAAAGAAGCTTTGTTTAAATTTCAACTAGAAAGAAATTATTTTACTTCTACTCCATATGAACTTGCTTTGGTAGTGGCAGGAGCGTCTTCTGGTCAACCTATTTATGGATCAATGGATTGGGAAGAAATTAGTAGGTAATTATGCCAGCAGTACGCTCCAAAACACTAGGAAAAGTATTGACTACATCTAGTCAAGATATTTATACTGTTCCTAATAGTTTTACTTCCATTATAGATTCAATTATTATTAGTAATATTACTAGTGGTACTGTTACATTTACTTTACAATGGTATTCAGCAACAGACGCTGTAACATATAGTATGTTTTACAATAGTGTGTTACCAGCTAATACTACCGTCCAAATTACAGATCCTCTTATTCTTCAAGCAGCAGATAAGATAAGAGGGTTGGCTAGTGCAAACAGTTCTGTTAATATTACTCTTCGCGTTGAAGAAGAATATTCTGTGGTTAATTAAGGAAAGAGAATGGCTACTAAGAAAAATTGGATTGCAGATGCTATCGAAAAACCCGGTGCTTTGCGTAAAACTTTAAAAATGAAAAAAGATGAAACAATTCCTACAAAACTTTTGGAAAAAGCTGCAAAAGGTGGTGGAAAAACTGCTAAACGCGCAAGGCTTGCTATCACGCTTAAAGGAATGAAAAATGGCTAGAGAACTTAATGAGAAACAAAAAAAGTTTCTCTCCGTATTATTTGATGAAGCTGGTGGTAATCCGTTAATTGCTAAACAACTTGCTGGGTATACTCAAGACTACAGCACCAGAGAAGTTGTTAGTGGTTTAAAAGATGAAATTGCTGAAGCTACACAGCTATACATTGCTATGAATGCGCCTAGAGCAGCGGCAGCAATTGTTAGCGGTATTGTTTCTCCTACAGAATTGGGAATTAAAGAAAAGCTTAACGCTGCTAAAGACATGCTAGACAGGGCTGGCTTTACTAAGACAGAAAAAGTGCAAGTTGAAAGCACTAATGGTGTTATGATATTGCCAACTAAGGATGTTTCAGAAGACTAAGGAGTGTTATGGCTGAGCGAGGACTGGGGAAGTGGATATTGCCTCAACCTAAAAACAAAGAATACGTTAAAATACCAAGGATAAGCAGAACAATTCCGTTTGGATATAAAGTTGAACATAAAGATGATGAATGGCTCATTCCAATTCCCTCAGAACTTGAGGCTTTGGAACAAGCAAAGAAACATTTAAAGCAATATTCATTACGGGAAGTGGCTAATTGGTTAACAACACTAACTGGACGCCCCATTTCTCATGTTGGTTTATCAAAAAGAATAAAAAGTGAGCAATCCCACAAAAGAAAGTCTACAACGTACCGCAACATTGCCCGGAAATATCAAAAAGCCCTCCAGAAAGCGGAACAATACGAAGAAAGAATCGGCACAAAACCGCCAGAGTTCTTTGAATCAGACATCTGGAAAGCCATCAATAGTTTCGATCCAACCAGAGAGCATTAAAGAGCAAGAGCAAACACAAAATGTCATCTTTAAACCCAACGCAGGGCCGCAAACATCATTCTTGGCAGCTAATGAAAGAGAAGTGTTATATGGCGGCGCAGCAGGGGGCGGTAAGTCATATGCAATGTTGGCTGACCCTTTACGTTACTTGGGCCACCCTCAATTTTCTGGCCTTCTCTTACGCCATACAACAGAGGAACTAAGAGAACTTATCTGGAAAAGCCAAGAAATGTATCCACAGATATACCCCGGTATTAAGTGGAGCGAAAGAAAGATGCAGTGGCAAGCTCCTTCTGGAGCAAGATTGTGGATGTCATATCTAGATAGAGACGAGGATGTACTTCGATATCAAGGATTGGCGTTTAGCTGGATTGGTTTTGACGAATTAACGCAGTGGTCTACTCCGTTTGCATGGAATTACATGCGTTCTCGCTTGCGTACTCCCGCTAGTGATTTGCCCATTTTCATGCGAGCAACAACTAACCCCGGTGGTCCCGGCCATGCGTGGGTTAAAAAGATGTTTATTGATCCAGCACCGGCTGGTAAATCCTTTTGGGCAACAGATATTGAAAGTGGGTCAACACTACAATACCCTGTTGGACATTCAAAAGAAGGATTGCCGCTGTTTAAGCGTCGGTTTATACCTGCAATGTTGATTGATAATCCTTACTTGGCTGAGAGCGGTGATTATGAGACAATGTTGTTGTCTCTTCCAGAATATCAAAGAAAACAATTACTAGAAGGTAATTGGGATGTTGCTGAAGGAGCAGCATTTTCTGAATTTAATAGGCAAATACATGTTGTATCCCCTTTCGACATACCTAAAAATTGGACAAAGTTTCGTTCGTGCGATTATGGTTACGGGAGTTTCAGTGCTGTTGTGTGGTTTGCCGTGTCCCCTTCTGAACAACTTGTGGTATATAGAGAGCTATATGTCAGAAAAGTATTGGCAAAAGACCTTGCCCATATGGTATTGAGAGCAGAAGAAAACGACGGTACTATTAGATATGGTGTATTAGATAGCAGTTGTTGGCATAAAAGAGGCGACACTGGACCTTCTTTAGCAGAACAAATGATATTAGAGGGTTGTAGATGGCGACCGTCAGATAGAAGTGCTGGAAGTAGGGTTAGTGGAAAGAATGAAGTGCATAGGCGTTTGCAGCTTGATCCGTTTACAGAAGAACCGCGAATGGTTATAACAAGCAATTGCACAAATCTTATAGCACAATTACCAATACTTCCGTTAGATAAAAAAAATCCAGAAGATATTGATACGCATGCTGAAGATCACTTATATGACGCTTTGCGTTACGGAATTATGAGTAGACCTAGAAGTAGTTTATGGGATTATGATCCTTTAGCTTCTAGTCATTCTGGAATGAAAATTGCAGATGCCACATTTGGATATTAGGAATAGATAATGGCAGATATTATGACTGATAAGCAATTGGCCCTAGATGATATTTCTGATGGGTCTTTTGCTACACCAGAAGCTCAAAGCGTTATTAGTTTTGTTGAACAAAGATAT